GATAACATATATTGATGCAAAAACTGGATACAATCTCATTAAGTTTGATAAAGAAAATGATGAAATTAAAATGTTAGATAGCTTTGGTACTAACATTGATTATATGTGGATAGCTGATGAAGAAGGTACGTTGAATGATATTCATGTTAATGTTGGAGATATCATCATCAGAATGTACGGTAATAATGGTAATATTAATGATAGAGAAACATTAGTAATCAAAGATGAACAGTTGAAGAGTTACTATAAATCTCTAAAAGAAAACATCGACAAAGAAAGAGAAAAGAATGAAAAATGTTGTGATTGTGAATGCTATTCAGATTCATGTATAAAAGTTTGTAAATAATGAAGCTGTTTGATATACTTGGTGGTAAAGTAACCATACATGCTGATATGCTTGCTTTACCTCCTTTTAAAAAATATTGGGAATCTACTAAAGATAAAAATCATGCGAATAACGTACTTTCTTTTATTATACTTTGTGATTACTGGAATAGTCCATATGTTAAAAGTATGGTTAAAGAAATAAGAGAGAACACTTTAAAGATTAAGATATTTGGTGATTCTAATTATACTCTTACTCCAGAAGAACAAGCTTGTAGAGACGAATATAAAGAATTATCTAATACTCGTAATTTGAAGATGCTGGAAGCAATGCGTAATAAGATTGATACAATCAGTACATATTATGAAGAATCTCTTAGTGAAGAATTGGATGAAAAGAAGATTCAAATATTGCTAGCTGGTATGGAAAAGGTTAAAGCTGTATTTCAGACAGTAGATTTTCTTGAGAAAGCTGTTAAAGCTGAAGAGTTAGAGAATACTAAAGTTAGAGGTAATGCTCAGATAAACGCATATGAGTTGGATAGATAATACAACATACTGAAACATACTTTTAACAAAACGTTTTTAAAATAAAAATAATAAAGAAACTATGAAAAAGAATGATACTTATATTTTGGATTTGACAAATTGCGTTACAGTTTGGGAAGTTAATGCTGCTATTGAAGCAGATTTGAATGCGCGTAAACAACTTGGTTTACCTAAGAAGAATTGGTTTAAACGTATATTAGGTATTTAATATGAAAGAAACTAATATAAAAGGAAATGATAAACCTTTTGAAGGATGTTTATTTTGGCATGCTATTGGATTCATTATAGATAATAATATTGAACGTCCAACAAATGGATCACTTTATTTAAAAATAAATAAAAGATTTGATGCTGATCTGGGTACAACAATTTCGAAAGAAAACATAAATAAAGCCAAAGATCAAATAATTTCTGAACTAGCAAAAGAAGTTGAATTAGCATTTAAGAATTATCTTTTAGAAATAGAAAAAAATTAATGTTCGTTTTACTCTATTCGTGCGGTTCGATAAACAAAGAGATACGATTAAGCATAATATTTAACCTCTCGGTTTTACACATTGGTTGGTTTTAAAAGTCTTTTCGGAGTAGACTTTAAAGAACTCCGAAATTCCCCTGTGGTGTAGTGGTAGCACGAGAAGCTCTAACCTTCTAAGTCCGGGTTCGATTCGGTGGCGGGGGGACCAATTAAATACAAACAAAAAAACTTACTTGGGGTATTCAATTCCCCTTCTATTTCAAATTTTAACATATTTTCTTCAATTAAAAAATTTAATAAATAGGAATCTTAATTATCCACAGTCGACTAAGTAAGTCACGTCCATAGGGAACGGTGATGTTGGTTCAAATCCAACCTGTGGAACTACAAGTTAAAATAAAAAATTTAAAAGTTATCAAAACTTTCATCATATGAATTTTAAGATTTTTAAGAATAAATATTTTCACAAAAACTCCCTTCCTTTATTGGTTGGGAGTTTTTTAATAAGCGCGCAATAATGGTAGATTTTAATAAAAAAATAATAGACAGTAATAAATTTAGATAGCCGGCTATTACGTTTGAATAGACAGGTAAATACTGTAATTATGCATCTAATACTTCAGAATACTTCTCTTACTGGGATGAATAGAAACGTAGATGTTTGGAAGGATATACAGCAGAAGATGGAGATTGGATTAGTGGTTATAATTATTTCTATTTAAACTTTTGTCCTATTAATAGATCTGTAAATAAGAATATAAAAGACAGACATGGTAAAGATAAAATCGTGACTGTCTAGGAAGTCGCATTCCCTGATTTCTGGGATTACGACTATTTTTATTTTCAAACCATCTAGGATGCTGAGGAATCAGGTAAGCATTTATGTGTACTTAAAAGTAGACGTAAAGGATATTCTTATAAAGGTGGTTCTATGTTATGTCGTAATTACTACCTTATTCCTAATTCTAAATCTTATGTGTATGCTTCAAATAAACAATACTTAACAGACGATGGCATTCTTACTAAAGCATGGGATTATATGGACTTTATCGATAAGAATACTGCATGGGGTAAGAAGAGATCTGTTAATACAGCAATGCGTAAAAGAGCTGGATTCTTTACTAAAGATGAATTTGGTAATGAAGTAGAATTAGGATATAAATCAGAAATAATTGGTGTTACTCTAAAAGATAATCCTGATATAGTCCGTGGTAAGAAAGCAAAATTAATCTTATTTGAAGAAGCTGGTTCCTTTAAAGAGTTAGGTGCAGCATGGCAAATTGCTAGACCGTCTGTTGAAGTCGATGGTGTAGCATTTGGTACTATGATAGCGTTTGGTACTGGTGGAGATGAAGAATCAAACTTTGCTACATTGAAAGATATGTTCTATAAACCAAAAGGATATAACTGTGTGGAATTATAGAATATATGGGATGAAAATGCAGTAACTAGTACGTGTGGATTCTTTATACCATAGTACGCTAATATGGATATTAGAGATGATAAAGGTAATCGTATTTACATGGACGATGATGGTAATACATTACGTAAACCTTCTCTAGATTTTATATTAGAACAGCGTAAAGAAATGATACAAAATGCTACTAATTCAGTAGCAGTAGATAGATACGTTTGTGAAAGATGTATTACTCCAGCAGAAGCTTGTTTGGAATTTGGAGGAAACATATTTCCTAAGAAAGAGCTATAGGAATAGTTGGCTAGAATACGTACAAATAAACAGCTATAGAATCATAAACAAATAGGTGATTTAGTACAAACACCTGATGGAAATATTAGTTGGGTAATTAAAAAGACAGGAGATATTACACATTATCCTCTAAATAAAGATGATGATCCTACTGGTTCTATAGTTATATGGGAACATCCTATGAAAGATGCACCGTTTGGTTTATATATTGCAGGAATTGACCCGTATGACCATGATTAGTCAGGAACAAATTCATTAGGTTCGTGTATTATATATAAAAGAATATAGAATATAGAATCTTATTCAGATATAATTGTTGCAGAATATACTGGTAGACCTCAAGCAGCAGATGACTTCTACGAAAATGTTCGTAAGTTATTGATATACTATAATGCCAGAGCAATGTATGAAAATCAGAATAAAGGTTTATTTGTTTACTTTGCTAACAAACATTGTGATTATTTACTAGCAGATCAACCAGATATAATCAATGATATTGTCGGTAACTCTAAAGTATAGAGAAAGAAAGGTTGCCATATGAATAAATCAATTAAAGCTTGGGGTGAAGGATTAATAAAAGATTGGTTGAACGATATAAATGCTGATGGTAAAAAGAACTTATACAACATATTATCTGAACCATTACTAGAGGAATTAATTGCATACAACGATATAATAAATACCGATAGAGTCATGGCTCTGATGTAGGTAATGATTTATCGTGAACAATTATTTAATGTAGTAGTAAAAGAAAAAGAAAAAGAAAATAAAAGTCGTTTACTTTTTGATGGACCAATATTTGCGCAAAATTGGTTTGATGACGAAAGTCCAGTAAAGTTTGACGACGATAATGTATATACATTTACTAATTAATTATGAAAGATTTAAAATCATTTCCACCACAAAAATTACCAATGTCTAAGAAGAATTAGGATTGGAAAGAAGCTTGTGTTGATTATATAGCAGGATCTGGTAATACTGGTCATAGTGGTTTTAATAGCGAGAGAGCTTCGGAAATGCAAACATATTATGATCTTTATAATAGTATATATGATGAAAGAGATTTGAAATATGTTACTAATCCGTTTAAACAACAAGATGGATTTCCAGCAACAGCTCAAGATTATAATATAATTAAACCTTATATAGACCAATTATTAGGTGAAGAAACAAAACGTTCGTTTAATTTTCAAGTATGTAGAACTAGCGATGAAGCTACTAGTGAACTGCAAGAGAAAGCTAAACAAATGTTAATGGACTATATACAGTCTAGTATAATGGCTAAATTAAGTCCAGAGAATGCTCAAAGATATCAAGAAGCTTTACAAACTGGTGAAGTAATGCAACCAGAAGCAATACAGAAGTATTTAACTAAAGATTACAAAGATATCGCAGAACGAACAGCTTATCATACATTATAGTATTTGAAACGTAAATTAAATCTTCCTCATGAATTTTATAAAGGATGGAAAGATGCTTTAATCGGTGGCGAGGAAATATATTATGTTGGTATTCGTAATGGGCAACCTTATGTAGAAAGAGTTAATCCGATGTATTTCGATTATGAAAAATCTGTAGATTTGGAATATATTCACGATGCAGCATGGTGTTGTAGAAAGATGATTATGTCTGCAACAGAAATATATGACCGCTTCTATGATAAGATGTCAGAAAAACAATTAAACGAGTTACTTGAATTAATCGATGAAAAACCAGGTTCAGGTATGACTCCTCAAGTAGGTAAATCAGAATTAGATTATAATCACGTAAAACTTCATAAATTAAATAGTTTTACAGATAATCCATTTGATACTGATTAGATTACAGTTTATCATTGTTGTTGGAAATCTTTCAAGAAGATTGGATTTGTTACTTTGATAAATGAAGAAACTGGAGAAATAGAAGAATATCAAGTAGATGAAGATTACAAAGTAACTGGTGAAGAAGAATCTGTAGATTGGAAATGGATTATAGAAGTATGGGAAGGTTATAGAATTGGTGATGATTTATATATCGGAATTCAACCTTTGGAATATCAACACATATCTGCAGATAATCCTAATTCATCAAAATTACCATATACTGGTGTACTTTATAATAATACTAATAGTAAACCTAGATCTTTGGTTAGTATGATGAAACCGTTACAGTATATGTATATTGTAGTTTGGTATCGATTAGAATTAGCTATGTCCAGAGATAAAGGTAAAGTACCTGTAGTAGATGTTACTTAGATACCGAAATCCATGGGTATTGATGTAAATAAATGGATGCATTACTTAGGAGCATTAGGTGTAGCATTTATCAATCCTTATGAAGAAGGATGGGATGTTCCAGGTAGAGAAGGTGGTAGACCTGCAACCTTTAATCAGTTCCAATCGTGGGATTTGAGTATGGCTAACATAATTGACTAGTATGTTAATCTTATGGCTAAGATCGAAGATATGGTAGCCAAATTAACTGGTATTACTCCTTAGAGACAAGGATCCATCGCAGCAAGCGAATTGGTAGGTAATACTACGCAAGCTATTACTCAGTCTTATC